AAAAAGGACATAGAGGCAATTATAAATGCCATGCCCGAAGAGCATGTAGGCATGCGGCGGGCGGTTTTTAGCTATGCGTCCATCCTGTTTGGTTGGGCTGCGCGTAAAACCGATCCCGCCATCCCCGTTAATTTCCTTCGTGATATGGATAAGCCTCCAATCCCTGTAAGCAGAAATCGTGCGCTGACCGATACTGAATTGCGGGACGTCTGGACGGCCACCGACAGCTTAACGCGGCCATTCGCCAGCTTTTACCGCATGCTCATTTTGACCATTCAGCGTCGCGGTGAAGTGTCGGCGATGGAATGGGGTGAACTTGACCGCAGCGAACGGATTTGGCTAATTCCAGAGAGCAAAACTAAGAATAAGCGCGAACACTTAGTTGCTTTGTCCGACCTCGCCGTCGCCGAACTGGATATGCTCGCTGGGGGCGATGAGTGGCCTAAAGCGGGATTAGTTTTTACGACCAATGGCAAAAAGCCGATTGGCGGAATTTCCAAATCAAAAGCGGCAATGGATAAGGCTGTTGCCAAAGTACGCGGCGAAAATGATCCGATTGCCCATTGGCGGATTCACGATTTGCGACGCACCGGCGTAACAGGGCTACAAAGGCTTGGCGTGCGCTTTGAAGTGACCGAGGCCGTGGTAAACCACGTCGGCCAATCAAAAAGCGGCGTCGCTGGCATCTATCAAACATATGATTGGCGCCCTGAAAAAATTGCCGCGCTCAATGCATGGGGCAATCATGTAGCCAACATCATTTCAGGCGAAGAGCAAACCAACGTGGTCGAACTTCGGCCCGCAACCAATTCGGCATAGCCGAAAAGCGGGTCGATGCTTTGCACCAACATTGCACCGACCCTAATCACTATGGCAACACAAGGAGAAGCCAAAATGACTACGCAGACCACTACCAGCCCAAGCAAGGCCATTCAATCGCGCGGCGATCTCGCCAAAGCTTTCCCGCTCACAGATTGGACCGCTGCGTTTGATTGGCTGCCACGCTTTAATGCAACGGGCGGCTGGGTCGACGAGAATGGCATTGGTCGCCAGTTGCTTGGCCAGACGCCAACCGAGCAATTTGCCGCCGATGCGGTGCAGGATGAATGGCAAGATATTTTCTGCGGATCCCACGCGCTTGTCGCGCTTGCTCGATATGATGGCCAGCTAGTGACCGATGCGGACGTGGTGCAATGAGTGCGACACCCGACGATTTTTCAGGACCACTGAATTGGGAGGCGTTTGCAGCCTTCCAACTCTATCCCGAACAAATCGTCGGGGCACTGATAGAATTGCTGGAATCCAGTGAACCTATTGACGGACAGATCAGGAGCGAAATGGCGAACGCTCTTCGGCGTGGACGGGATGGCCGCGCAAGGGGCGAGATAAGTCTAAAGATAGTTGGAGAGAAGGAAGCCGCAAAAGCAGGATTCATCAAAAAAGTTGAACTGCGAAAAGAATGGTATGAGGCGGGCGCTTATGTGCACGCGAAAATGTTGGAATATGGCACTCATAAGACGGGGGCAATTGATAAAATCCAGTTAGAGATTGAGGCCGAACTTGACCAAGCCCAAGCGGACGATCTCAAATCGAAGGCGCCATATCTACAGGTTGCTTACAGCTATTTCGAGGAAACCAACGCATGGATAGATGGCCTAACCAAGCGACCATTTTATATCAAAGAAGCAGAAAATTGGAGAGAGGATCCTAAGTTGCAACATTGGTATCACGTATTCAGTGCGCGATAATCAACTGGCAAGACCATTATATTCGACTAATTTTCGCAATATAACAAAGGGCCGTTTACAGTCCGTAACAACCATTGGCGACGCATGACAAAAAGATGCGGTGCAAGCCAATGGAGTGAAGCATGGACGATTTATACAATACGAAAGAGGCCGCGCAATATTTGAAAATCGGCGCATCGACCTTGGAGCATTATCGCTTATCCGGTCGAGGACCTCAATTTTTGAAGTTGGGTGTATCGATTGTCCGATACAAAAAATCCGACTTAGACGAGTGGGCGCATAGCTGCCGCTATCAGTCGACCAGCCAAGTTGCTGCCGCATGACCGAGGCCGCAATAGACCCCGAAGCTGTGAGAGCGGCACACCAAGCGGCATTGGCGCGAAGACGGGCAAACTTCAAAGAAGGCTGGCTCGAAATGCGGGACGTCGATCCTTGGGCCACTTTTGAAAACCGGCGCATGTTTGCGATGGAAATAATTGTCCAGAATCCAGACCTAAAGCCCAATGCAGCTTCATTCTTGGGACAGGCGTGCGTCGATAGAAACGCATTTTCTGCTCGTCAGTCGGAATGGCTAACGGTTTTGGTCGACGAATTCTTGGGGACGAAACCGCCCAAGCCTGAACCCACATCAAAGAAAAAAACGGAGGCAGGAAAATGACCTTGCCACAAAAAGAAAGCCCGACCGTTGCAGGGCCGGGCGGTGTAAGCGTTGACGCGGCTAACACCCAATCCATATACGCCGATCAGGCATCAAAAGCAAGGGCCGCGAAGCCCGTTCCCGTTGTATTGGTTATGACTAAGGCTACGCCAGATGGTGGCGTTGTTACCGTACCTGGTCGCATTGGAACCGAGCGCTTCGGCGAGGTAGGCCAGTTGTTGCTTGAATATGTGAAATTGCATTACGCAAGGCAGGCGGCTGCAATGGGCCATCAAATCGCCTTTATAACCCAGAGTGACGGCAAAGAGGCGGATTGGTCACTCAACATCGACCGGCTTGAAGCTTGGGAAGCATCATTTAGGCAGGGCGGTGCATAATGGCCAATTCAGATTTGCCGCCGTTGCTGGCGTGCGACGATCTTGCACTGCCATTGTCGTCACCAATAAGGTTAGCAATTGAAAGCCCTTTAGGTCGCGCAAAGAACGGCGATCTAATTGCTGCAGCGCGCTTGTTGGACGATGCTGGATATGAAGAGCACCAAATTTTTGGATTGCTGGCGAACCCGGCGAATGCGGTCCATGCTTATGCCGCAACTTGTCGCAATCCATTAGTCGCGGTCGCGGAGGTCATCAAATCTGTCTGCGCAGATGGTCGCTCGGCCAATGATGATGGGCCTAATGCCGTTCCAGTTGATTTATGGGCGCGACATGAGCCAAGGGATTTGCCCAGCGGATTGCTGCCATCCGTCATCGAAGATTTTGCTATGGCGCAGGGTCGACTTATGGGCGTCGATACAGGTGGCCTTGCAATGGCGGCGCTAGCTGTTTGTGCTGCCACAATTCCAGATTCAATCCAGTTGCAAGTAAAGCAGCACGATCAAGAATGGAAAGAGAGCGCGCGATTGTGGGTTGCATTAGTCGGGCTACCCAGTGCCAAAAAAAGCCCAATTATGAGAGCTGTGTTGAGGCCGCTTAACAAAATCGATGCTCGATTGTTCGGCGAATACTCGACTGCATTGAAGGCTTATGAGGCGTTGCCAAAAGCAGAGCGGGCTTCCGCACCGAAGCCGCAGCAGCGTCGGTTGTGTGTTTCGGACGCAACGATTGAGGCCTTGCAAGAAGTATTAAAGGACTCGCCTGACGGCATTTTGTCAGAACAAGACGAGTTGTCCGGCTGGTTTGGGCAGATGGATAAATACGGTGCCGGCAAAGGCGCCATGGCTGATCGAAGTTTTTGGTTAAAGGCGTTCAATGGTGGCCAGGGATCTGTAAATCGCATTTCACGTGGCAGCACCATAATCCCGAATCTATCGATAAATGTCTTAGGTGGGATCCAGCCGGAACCACTTCGAAAAATTGTAAATGACGCAGTCGACGATGGACTTATTCAACGTCTGCTGCCTGTCATACTGCGCTCTGCAGACGTTGGGATTGATGCCCCTCAATCCGACGAACTAGCAAAATATGATGCGATGGTGGCTAAGTTATGGGAACTCAAACCACCAAAAAATGCAGGCCAAGGAAATCTTAGCGAATTTGCCGAACGACAGACTTTAAAATTCAGCACCGAAGCACAAAAAATTCGGACAGAGATGGAAGCCTATTTTCATAAGCTGATGCAGGTCGAGACAGTTTCACCTAAAATGGCCTCGCATTTCGGGAAGTATGACGGAATCTACGCGCGCCTGTGTGTAATTTGGCACTGTGTCCATAACTGCAACGAACCCAACTTGCCCCAGATAGTTGAAGCTTCAACGGCGCAAAAGGTCGCGCGGTTCCTGCAAGAATATATCAAGCCAAACGCCATCGCGTTCTACACTGGCGTTCTTGGGCTATCGGATGACCACGATGACTTGATCGAAATAGCATCCTATATCCTCGCGAAAAAACTCGAAACCGTGCAAGCGAGAGATATCCAGCGCGGCGGCAACAGAATGCGGGCATTGAAGTCAGATGAAAGCCGCACGCTATTAGAAAAGCTCGAATTTTTTGGCTGGCTTAATCCCGCGCCGAGTCCAACCAAAAGCCGATCACCTCATTGGCGAGTGGTCCCCGATGTTCATGTACGTTTCGCTGAACGGGGTCGAGCCGAAGCCGAACGGCGCAAGAAAGCGCAAGAAGCCATTCTCGAAGCTTTGGGGCAGCGTGATGCGGCCTAGTTGTCACAAGTTGTCCCTCGTGCGCGTGAGACAGAAACAACTTTTTGATCCTTTTCTATATTCCGACATTTCTGCCCCGCGCGCGCAAGGGACATCTCGCGACAACAAAACGGGATCGCGCCCGAAGTGCGTAAGCACCTTTTAATCAATTAAGTAGGCAACCGAGAATGACACCGAAACAAGAAAAATTTTGCATGCTCTATATCGAGTTAGGCAACGCATCCGAGGCCTACCGGCAAAGCTATAACGCCGAGAATATGTCGGCTGCGAGCGTGAACGTGAATGCCAGCAAACTACTCGCCAGCGCTAAGATTGCGCTAAGGGTGGAGGCCCTACGCGCCGAGCATGCCGAGCGCCACGAAATGACTGTCGACCGCATTAGCGATATGCTGATTGAGGACCGAAAGCTTGCCCACCAGATCAAAGCGCCAAGCGCAGCCGTGGCCGCGTCGATGGGCTTGGCCAAGTTGCATGGCCGCTTGCGAGAGTCCGTCGATTTGAAGCTGGGCTATGAGCATTTAACCGACGAGCAAATCCAAGAGCGCATTACCGCATATCAAAAAAACCAGCTTTTATTGGGAACCGACTATGCAGGATAAAGTCGAATATCTTGCGTTGCTGCAGGAACTGGACCGCCGACGCCAGCATGCTGGGCAGCATTCATCGCTTTTCATCCGCACCGCAAAGCAGGCAGAGCAAGCCGCTGCCGTCTATGGCCCAGCGCGCCACGTCTTAGCCTATGGTGGCTCGCGCTCTGGTAAGACGTTCGGCTTTTGCGAGGTAATTGCCGAGCGGGCCTTGCAAGCACCAAATGGGCGTCACTTGATTGCCCGTCTGCACAATATCGATGTGCGTCAATCGGTGATGCTCGACACTTGGCCCAAAATGATGGGGCTGGCCTTTCCCGACGTGGTCTACAAAATGAATAAGTCGGACCAATTCGTATCAATGCCCGACGGCTCCGAAGTCTGGTTTACCGGCCTGGACGACAAAGAGCGCGTCGACAAGATTTTGGGTAAGGAATTCGCCACGATCTATGTGAACGAAAGCAGCCAAGTCGCTTATGATACGATTATGACGCTGCGCACCCGCCTTGCGCAGAGCGTCACTTGCCGCGATGGCAAGTTGCTTCCGTTGAAGGCCCTATATGACCTTAACCCCACGGGACGAGCGCATTGGACCTATCGGGAATTCATCGACGGCGTGAATCCGGTCGACGGCAGGCATTTGCCTATGGGCAGTCGCGCGCATGTCGTGCTTAATCCCACCGACAATCCCCATTTGCCCAGCGATTACATTCTGGAACTGGACGACTTGCCAGATCGCCAACGCCAGAGATTCCGCGATGGTAAATATCTTAGCGAAGTGCCGAACGCCTTTTGGTCGGTGTCAGATCGCACCGCCGACGATGGCCGCATTATACCCGGCATTGATTCCTTGCGCGTACAAACCCAGCCCGAAAAATTGCGCCGCATCGTTGTCAGCGTCGACCCGTCTGGATCCGATGGCACCGGCGGCGATTTGCAGGGCATTATCGTGGCGGGTATTAGCGCCGACGGCCATGGCTATGTATTGGCGGATCGCTCTTGCCGTTTATCGCCAGATGGCTGGGCGAGGGTGGTGGTGAAGGCCTACGAGGAATTCAAAGCCGACCGGATAATTGCAGAGCGCAATTACGGCGGGGCAATGGTGGAAGCGGTGATTAAAGCAGCCAGCCCGAATGTGCCTGTGCATTTAGTCAATGCGTCCAGAGGCAAGACCGTGCGGGCCGAGCCGATTGCTGCACTGTACGAAAAGGGCAAGGTCCATCACGTTGGCGCCTTCCCATTACTGGAAGAGCAGATGGGCATGACCACGACCACCGGTTATCAGGGCGGGGGATCGCCCGACCGCATGGACGCTCTCGTCTGGGCATTGACCGAATTGATGCTCAACAGATCGACTTACAATATTCGGAATATGCTTTAGGCGATGGGATCGTGCACTAATCATTAGTTAGTAGCGCACATTTACAAGTCTATGTTATTGCTAACTTAATCTGCTCTCATATTCATGTTGGAAATATAGGCATCAATTGGGCGGCAAATCATCCTTATCCGTGGCGGATTTTGGCGCTTCGCCCAGATTATCGAATTGGGGCAGGCAGGCCGCGTCTGTGATAACTTCAATCCGTGATTCTGGTACTGGATAACTATCCTTATCGGTGAAATTGTCGAAATCGCGCAGAACCTTGCCGTCCTTATCATACTCGACAACCGAAAGCGTTACGTAGCCGGTGGTGGCGCAGTTGATTTTGTAAAGCGCCAAGGTTTCGCGGGCATCACGTTTCTTATTTTTTGAATGGTTTTCCCGGACCCAAGCCAACCGCGCCTCACGCGGCCCTTTTAGCTTTTTCCAAACCATAGACCATTCAGTGCCATCTTCTAATGTTATAAGCGGATTAGAGGGGTAACTGTCGTATAGCGCAGCCTCGCTAAGCGGCGCTGGCTTGGCTACTTCCGGCTCTTTCCACCACGTCAAATAAGCGAGATACCCGCCCAGCGCGATGGCGAAAATCCAGCCCATGCCGTCACTCGAATTATTGTCTGCCATATCTTGCCCCTTTGACCGCGTAACCTGAATACCCGCGCCAATTATATCAACCCCATTTCGTCGGTAATCGGTGCACCGGATCCGGCCAGTGTGTCGGCCATGCTCTTGCTCGATAGATGCCCACCTCCCAGCCACATCACGGCGTACTTTAGGGGAATGCCTTGGCCACCCAATCGACCGGCCAAGGTGGGGAAGTGCACCTATGCCCAATGGCTGCAGCAAAGGCCACACGTCGACCATCCGGGCCGCAGACCAATGCCACCTCACTTTAGGCTGGGATTTGCTATTCTGGGCTGGCGTGATGCATGCGCCTATTATCGCGCCAACTGGAGAATAATATGCCGGTGGGCGAATGAAGCGGGCAAAGTTTCGCTATTGGCCGAGCGGGCGGCAATGCGGCGCAATCCAGAGCGCCACCGCCTAAAGGCCCAGATGGCCGCCTATTGGACGAGTGAGCCGCGCTATCCGGTGTGGGTGGCGAAACAACGGAACACTGGCGCAAACGTCGACGTTGCCGGGCGGTAATGAAACCGTATGATCATCGTATCAGTTGGTCATGACCCCTGATCAAAATTCTTCAGCAAATCAGCTTCAAATTTCGCAACCGACCGCCTTTCGCTTTCAGCAAAAGCATCTTGGGCCTTCGAGTGTAATTGTTCGGCAGAAAATTGCTCGAGCAGCTGTGTCGCTTCCCGAAGCCTATGTAATGCAACAACCTTTGCTTGCTCTCTTAGTTCACGCAATGAGAGATCAAGGCTTGCTTCTAAGCGTACGGGAATTTCAACGTCATTGCGTTGCTTACTCACAGCATCCCAAAAGCCGACGATTACGCGGGCATCATGAAAGCCGTCGTCGGCTATCCCGCCAAATTTGATGTAAAAAGAATCAAATTCCATCGCTGTTTCCTTCGCCATTTTTTCGAATCTGTGGATGCCTAAACGCGTACCGGCCAACCTGACCAGCTACCCCGATTCTGGCAAGCAAAGGTTGCAACTATGCGGGCGTGCTGCTTGGGGCGCCAAATCCTAAATGCCTCCGACGGAACCAAATGGGGATGAGTGGTAGGCCGAGCAACATAAGTGTGAATAAGCCTTTGCCTATTGCCGCACTAAATGTTTCGCCACTTTGAAAGACCGTTGCTGCGGCATGCAATGTAAGAATGCCGGTTCCGGCGATATATAGCCAAGCTGACCATTTCTTGTGCAGTGCCAAGCCCAATCCACATGCAACGAACCAAGCACAAACTAGGGCGGTGAACGGCGTCATTCCCCTACCGTCATAGGAATTCGGCGAAGGTGAAATGAAGTAGGCCACTCCGCCCAGTGCCATATAAAATCCGACACCGATCAACAGTTTAGAACGCTTCATATTCCCCCCTTATCAATGCACGCTACTGGCACCGAGTAGGCGCAACCTGATTGCATCGTACGATTCTGGCAAGCCCTGCCGGCGGTAAAGCTCCGCACTCTATTCAATAATATCGATCTCACCGGCCCGACGAATTGGCGTCCTGGCCCATGGAGATTGAATTATGACAATGTCATTTGTCGACCGCGCACCGATTGAAAGCGTGCGTCGCTTACCGGACGGCAGACTAGCCGCCGTTGTAAAGTTTGCCAGATCAGGCACCCAAACATATTTAGGCAGCGAAGTCGGGCGACCGGACCTTTCGACCGTTACCGTTTATCGTTCGGAAGACGAAGTTTTCCACGAAGACGCGATGGCGTCGTTTGCCCACAAATCAATCACACTTGGCCACCCAAGCGAACCCGTAACCGCAGACAATTGGAAGCGCTTAAGCGTCGGCTTCACCGAAGGCCGCGTTGCGCGGAACGGTGCATTTCTCGAAATTCCGATGATGGTCGCCGACGCAAGCGCGATTAGCGCTATCGATAGTGGCACCGCCAAGCAGTTGAGCGCTGGTTATAGCTGCGAACTGCAATGGGGCGATGGCGTGGCTCCCGACGGCACCCCGTACCAAGCCAAGCAGGTGGGCATAAAGGCAAATCATATTGCGATTGTTGCCGAGGCGCGTGGCGGCCCAGAACTTCGCATTGGGGACACCCAAAAGAGCAGCGTTTTCGACGAACGCGCCAAGCATATGAATCAAGCGAAGGCGTTAAGTGAGGCCAGATACATGGGAATGAGCTTTCACGACGCAAAGCCAGATGCGGACAAAACCAGCATCGATGCAGAATTGCGCGAGACAATTGCCCGGCTTGCCAAAAATAATAACCAGACCCCAGAGGAATACTTGGCGGCCACTCCCATGGCACAAATCCAAAGGCTGGCTTCCGAGGCGGCTGTTAAGGTGGTCGAGGCGCTATCTGGTAAAGGCATTGCCTCCGAACTTTCGGACTATCGGGTAAAATCGCTCTCCGACTCCAAGTCATTTAGCGCAGCGCGATACCACGGTGCGCCAATGATTGAGGCAGCGGATTCCGAGACCCCGACGCAACCCAGCATGGGCGGCCATCACGGATCCGATGCAACGGCTACAATCCGCAGCTTGCGTTATCAGTAACCGCTTGGGCCGCACAATGAACGCGGCCCGCCCCTACATCCTGAAATCATGGGAGCCTACCTTATGGCCCAAACACTAGAACAACGTCTGGAATCCGCTGCCCAGAGCGATCGGATCAACCTAACCGACTTGGCCCAGCTTATCGCCGATGCCACGACCGAGCGCGATGCGCAGGCGGCTTTGCACGTAAGCCAGAGCGCCGATGCTGTGAACTTCCGGCTGGCCCAGGCCGACCGTGATGAAGCGGCGAGGGGTGCAGAGCGCGCCGCCCGCAACGCGGCAATGCTTGACGCGGCCATTGTCGAACTTGAAGCGAAGCTGCAGGCCCGCAGGGAAACCGACAAGCGGGCAAGTGCCGAGCGAGAGCGGAAAGACGCACTAGCAGAGCGCGACGCACTGGCCGAACGCATCAAAGCCGAGTGGCCGCAGATCGTCGACCAAATGACATCGCTATTCGACGCGATCCAATCCAATGACGCGCGCATGAAGGCCGCAGGGCTTTACGATGCCAGCGCCGAGGCTGTGGCGCGTGGTTGTGACGGTATGTTTCGCTTTGGTGTCAACCAGGTGCGCCGCATGACTGAATTGCAGGTGCCAAAGCTTGGCAGCTTCGAAATGGCATGGCCGCGCCCTGTTCAATCGGTGGCCGCCAAAGTGTCAGATCAATATACCGCTACGCGAAAGCGTGAACTAGAGAACGTAGCCAGGGCGGCTGCCCAGCCTTCGCCATATAGCTGGCACCGCGCCAAGGTCTCAAATGGCCAGCCCAACCGCTTTACCGGCATGTTTAGCACTGGCCACAAGGGCGACGGCCAAATCTCGAACGGTGAAACGGACATTCAGATCACGCCGCAAGAGGCCGAGCGCCTTAATGCCATTGAGGGCATCACGGTAACCAAACTGGCCAAGGCGCCGGAACCCGTCACCACGTTCCGGCATCCTGGCGTCTAATGAATATGAATTCGCCTCGCCCTTGCCGCGTGTCCGCCGATAGCGCGTTGGGCGGGTCGATAGCCGCTGGGTCTTTGACTTCCCTTGGGGATCCAGCGGCACCACCTAAAAAGCCTTGCGCGCTAATTGGGACGGCAACACCCACGCGCTTGGCGCCCACCGCTGCGTTTTTCTTCATGTCGCAGCGGTGGGCACAGTTTTCGAATTACCTTGGACGGCGCGTGCTTGTTGAACCTGTGGACGCGCCTGACTCGGTAATAGCCGCCGGTCGTTTTTCCGCACTCTTTCGACCGGCGGCACCCATCTCGCGGGGAGGCTTCCCATGCTAACCGAATGCATGCGCTTTGGACGCCGATACAACATGTCAAAGCTGCCACCGCACCAATTGGCTTTATTCCAGCGTGCGGCGGCGGGTGGCTTGGAAGTTGATGGCACCACATTTCTAAATGTCAGTGATTTTAGCGGCCCAGAAATCGGCCAACTGGAAAAGGGCCTTTGGCTGGCTGGCGTTCTCAAAAAAGGGGAGCACCTCTAGTGACCATTCGCAATCGCGATAAGCTGCGCATTCGCTTTAAGTCGATAACTTCACCGGCGTCGACGGCAAAGCTGCAGCGCGCCTTATTCGCCGCTGGCCAGCTTATTGAGAACGAAGCGGCCCTATCGATCACGCGAGGGTCTGTCAGCGGCGCTGGGCATGTTGTTTCGCTCCCAAATCAACCTCCCAATGCGGATACTCACGTATTAGACCGATCGATTGAGACAAACGAAACGGGGCGGCTGGAAGTAACCGTTAGCGCGAATGCCGAGTACGCGGTGCCGTTAGAGTTTGGCAGCAGCAAAATGGCTCCGAGGCCATTTCTTAGACCGGCGCGCGACAAGAAACGCAAAGATGCAACCGCACTCGTTGCCCGCGCCGTCGACCACATATTGCGAGGGAATTGAACATGACCGACATTACAAAGCTGGAAACCAGCATCGAACTCGACTTTGCAGATGGTCGCTATTGGTTTGCCTTGCTTTGGCCGCAGGCCATCGAACTCGAACGTAAATGCGGTGCTAAGGATGATTACGGGATCATCCGGCCCAAATCGCTTTTCATCATGCACACCGAACTTGGCAGCGGCTTGATGGTCGGCGCCGATGGCGAGGTGCTATTCACCGGATCCAGCGCAGGGATAGCGCGCGACATTGCCGAGATTATCCGGCTTGGCCTTATCGGTGGAAACCGGGCGAATGTTATGGGCGAGGAAATCACCGTTTCGCCGATGGAAGCCCGCGACCTGGTTGAAAATTACGTATTTCCCGCCGTGCCATTTGTCCAAAGCGCAGCCACTGCATTTGCCATCCTTAACGCCGCCATTCATGGCTCGCCCAAAGCGGCCAATGCTCCCAAGCCCGCACGCAAAAGAAAGGCAGCCTAATGGCCTCCATTGATCCCCTTATCGTCAAGCTAATCGCGGATAACCGCGAATTCATTGACAGCATGAACAAGTCACAAAGCGTTGCCGACCGTCGGCTCGACCAGATCGAAAAGCGCAGCGTAAAGATGGGGCAGGGCATCAAGTCGGGCTTTAATCTGGCCAAAGGTGCAGCTGTGGGCTTTGTCGCCTCTCTGGGCGTCGATGCCGTGGTGCAGGCGGTCAAAGCGGGCTTAGATTATGCCTCGTCGCTTGGGGAAGTGGCCCAACAGTTAGGCGTCACCACGGACGCATTGCAGGAATATCGCTACGCTGGATCGCAGGCCGGTCTAGCCACCGAAGAGGTGGACATGGCATTGGGCCAGCTAACCCGCCGTATCGGTGAGGGGGTCAATGGGACCAAAGCCCAAGTCGAAGCGTTCGAAAAGCTTGGAATCAGCCTTAAAGATGCCAAGGGCAATGTCATATCAACCGGCGACGCGATTCCGTTAATCGCCGACGGATTGCAGAAAATCAAAAGCCCTGCAGAGCAATCGGCGCTATTGCTCGACCTATTCGGTAAATCCGGTGCAAAGTTGCTGCCCCTGCTTTCGGAAGGGTCAAAGGGCGTCAATCAATTACGCGACGCGGCCCAAAAGCTGGGCCTCGTTCTTTCCAGTGAGCAGATTGCCAAAGCCGACGAGACTGCAGACAAGCTAGACGCCGTTCGGCAGGTTCTTGCGGCTAAGATCGCGGGCACTGTGTCGGACAATGCCGGTGCCATTCTAGCACTTGCCGATGCTTTAACCGCAGTGGTGGGCGCGGCTGCCAAGGCCATTACGGGGCTAAATGAATTTTATAAGGTCGCGGCCAATCGTCCTGGCAATCTATTCGAGAAAGTGACCGGCACCAATTTTGGTACCGGCGCACCCGTTCGCAGCGCTGATTATCTTGTCGGGCGGCAGGAAATGAAGGCAAACGCCGCGCGGGGCGGTGGGTACTCGCCATCCGGTCGCAAGGGCGGTTTTGTTGCGGGCAAGAACTTCGCAAGCAACGGCCTTAACGGTATTCTCGGAACGCAAAGTATTGCCGACTTCGCGCCTGGCGCTGGCACTGGCCTTGATATCAAGGCGCTGGGAGGTGTTATTGACCTATTCGCCAAGCCTGCAGCACAGGTGGCAAAAAAGTTGGACGAGTGGGCAGTCGAGATAGATCGGGTATCTGCCGACGTGGCGGTCGCACGCGCCCAATTGAGCGGCAACCCTGCCGAATTGCTGGCCGCTGAAAAGCAGCGGATTGAAGCCAACCGTATCGCCGAGGAATCCAACATCCTTGGCAACGATAAGAATAAGGCGATCCGCGACCAGCTACTCAAACTTAATGACGAGAACGCCCAGATCGCTGTAGCCATTGCAGAACGCGAAGCGGCGAGTGAATCGGCCCGCAAGTCGGCAGAGATCGCCGATCAGCGGCTTGGGCAGGAAATAGACGCGCTAAACGATGAGGGGCGCACGCTGGCGCTGCAGGCAAGCCTGACAGCCAACCGTGAGGCCCGCCTTGCACTGGCCAAGCGGATGCTCGACATTCAATACGACATCGAGAGTAAGGAACTTGAGGCAGCAATCGCCGCTGGTAAAATCGCGGACGCAGACGCGGCGCGCGCGCGGCTAAAGCAACGCCAGCTTTCAGAAGAGCAGCAATTGGGTAAAGATAATGCTCGCCCCGTCGCACAATATCTTGATCAGCTTCAGGGCAAGGATTTTGGCTTTGATGCTGAACGGATCGGTGTCGACGCTATTAAAGACCTAAATGCGGGATTGGCCAATGCCATTGTGCAGGGCGGTGATGTTGGCGACGTGCTGGAAAATTCATTCAAGCGCGCGGCTGCGTCTCTTGTGGAATTAGCCTTAGAGTTGGCAATTATCCAGCCACTATTGCAGTCCCTAAGAGATGGCGCTGCCAGTGGTTCCGGTATCGGCGGATTCCTGTCGGGCATAGGCAAGTCGTTATTTGGCCGCGCATCCGGTGGCCCCGTTTCCGCTGGCCGTGTTTATCGCGTTAACGAGGGCGTGGGCAAAGAGTTTTTCCGGCCCAATACCGGCGGCGATATTATCCCGCTTTCCAAAATGAATGCGGCCCAGCCAAGCGGGTCGCAAGCAGCCCAAGCGGTAACGCTAAAGGTGGAATTATCCGGCGATATCGATGCACGGATAGATTCCCGTTCGGCCGGCGTCGCCGTAGAAGTGGTACGCGCGGCAGAGCCACAATTGACCCAAAAGGCGGTCAATGAAACCTTTAGGCGTGGGCAGCGCCCCGGCATTGGGAGATAGGCCATGTATAGCGAAAAGGAATTGCTGGCTTTTTGATGGCCGTTGACCGCGAAGTTGGGAGGCTCAAAAAGCCTTAAAATTTGTTAGATCAGATACGCCAGTTGGCGCGGCCAAGTGGATACTAGCTTGCCAATGTTCTTTATATGTTCCTATTGCTTGGCAATGGCCCGCAAGAGATTCGCGATCATCACATTTGACCCAGACCGCATCGACCAGCTTTCATGGCAGGGCGAGGGCAATTCGTTTGCCTGGATAATCTGGCGAGGGCTGGCAGGCTGGACATATCCAAAGGAACGCGGCATCCTCAACATCACGCTCATGGATCAATTGCCTGCCAAGCCACATCCTGCATTTGACGAGCGAGAACAACAATAACGGGGGGACCAAATGAAGGATTGTGAAAAATGCGGCACGGTATCGCCTACTAACGCAACGACATGCTCGAATTGCGGCAAAGTTTTTTCGGATCATACTACTCGCCTGCGTCCAGATGGAACGAGCCTAAAATTTTATGGAGCGACGGCATTCATATTCGGCGTTCTGGGTATTATAACCGCGTATTGGTATCCATCTGCCGGGTCTATGTATGACTCCCTCGATCCTTCTCGGCTTGCAGTTAAATCTGACCTTTTGTTGATTGGGGGGGTGTTGGCCCAGATAGGTGCAATGGGATGGCTTGTCGGGCATATCGTGGACGCCATTTCATTTTTACCGGGCAAAGACGATTGAAACTTGGGCAACCCCAAGTTGCTTGTGACAGATAATCGACCTCAATATTGTCGACATAGGGAAATTAGCTAATGGAGCGCATGGTTTCAGTCTGGGGCGAGAGCATCCCCGTTTCCGTACACCAGAAATCAAAAAGTGTCTGGGTCGCTTCGGGCGACTATCAGGGCAAGAACATAACCACCGAAGATCGCAGTGCGGGGTCTGCGCTTAAACGATGGAAAGAAGCAGCTACCTATGCGGGCAATTGA